CAACTGATTCAACAGGATCGTGAAAACAATCATGACAATGACCTTTAAAAAGGCGCTGTTTTGCTGCCCTCTAAATAAATCAATGACAATCTGAATGATGGAAAAGCCAAGATACAGCACCGCCGGTGGACACAACGAGTCTATTATCATTGTTTTCAATCAATTAAAACCAAAAAAAGCAATATAACATATGCGAATATATTATTTTGCATCGTCGCATGGAAACTTCAATTCAAATTCATTGCGATGTCTTTGACTTTTGTTTCTTTGCGAGTTTGGCAACGCCATTCTTAAATGCCCCCACAATTTCACCCACTTCATTATTCACATATTCGTAAATGTCGCCATTTGTTTCATCATTGGTGACGTATGTTTTTCCTTTAATTTCCACTTCAAACAATTCAAGCTCTTCTTCCTCCTCTTCTTGTGCCTCTTCTTCGACTGGTTCTTCATCTACTGTTGCCGTTGCCGTTGCCGTTGCCATTGTCGGTTGAATCGATGATGCCAAAACATTTGCAGCGTTCGGAGTAGGATACATTCCATCGCATGATGCCATCGCAGGTGAACACTGAAACGATGACACAATTTTTTCTTTCTCTTCATAATCCGGTTCATCTTCATCGGATTGTGCCTCTTCATCTTGTTCCTCCTCCTCATCCAGCTTTGATTCCACTTCTTTTTCATCATCATCATCCACTTCTTCTTCATCTTCTTCTTCGGTGTCATATTCAAATTCTGCTGCACGAACATTCGCATCAAGCTTGGTTGAATTCATGTACTCACTCATTGAGTCTAAATTTTTCAACCCACATTCATGTTCAACTTCTGTGTCGATGATCTCAAGTTGAATCGGTTCTTGTTGTTTGGTCAAGCATCTGCATTGATTCTCCAACAACCGCTGGACAAATGGGATTTTCAAGACGGCGGCGTGAGTTTCTTTGTATAAATCATGATCCGCCAATGCACTCATAATCTTGGGTCTTAATGATTGAGAAAGTTCTTCCAACAGGAGTGAAACAATGGAGTCAGCGGCGGTTGTCATAACGTTCGATAAGATACATTCATCAACCGTCATTTGTTTAATATGATTTTGAATACATTTTATTGTTTCATGGGCTCATTATTGTTTTCAATTGCGAAAGTAATTAAAAACAATTGAATCATTTATTTTATACAATAAATCATTTTTTCACATGAATCCAATTCCAGTTCATCTGCCACCCCACCTGCAACATCTCAAGGGCGAAGAGCTGTATGCTGCCGTTAAACAGGAATACCGTGTTCAGGCCATTGCATTCATTCTCCGCCAAACCGATTACACCGAGGAGGTTGCGAACGAAAAACTGGATGCACTAAATGACCCCATGAAAGTCATTCAAGAGTATCTGGGTGAAAGCAAAGCGCCAGCATCGCCCGTTTGCACCTCGAAAAATAAAATGAAATATGGAGAGATTCGGAAATTCATGGATGCAGGTGCCCGCCAATACAACCGGCAGAAAGAAATAAACGAGCAGCGTCGAAAGTATCAAGAACGCATTGAACAGCAACAGCAACAGCAACAACAACTGCAGTATTTAGAACAGCAACAACCGCAACAACCGCAACAACCGCAACAACCGCAAGACCAAGAGCCAGCGACCCCTTAAACACTCCAAGATGCAAAATCGGTCTTGTAATTTCGACCGGCGAAAGACAGCGCCGGGTCTTGCGGGGGCGGGGTGTCAATGACCACCGCTTGGTAGCACAACTCAGGCGGTTTCAACATGAATGCAGTGCCCGCGTCTTCAAATGCTTTGTTGTATATGTCCAGATTGATGTCTTTCACTTGTGTCATCATGCCAATGAATTGGCACCCAAACACTTTCGCGACGTTGAAATTCACGTTTTCTTTGAATGGAGCATCTGGGAACACGATGCTCATGTTCTTTTTGTTGTGGTCAATCAATTCGTCCATGTCCGGCGTGTTTTTCACTCCCATTTCGTACTGCAGCTGGTGCAAAAACGGCGAGTTTGAACCAAAGTTTATGATTTGGAACAATGGCAAGTCTTTGTCGACACACAGCGGATTGGATATGTCGGCCATGATGATGACTTTTCCGACAAGTTCAGACATCGGCACTTGTCCTAAATTGTTTCCGCCATACAAGTAATTGTAATTCTCATTCAACAACTGGCTGCCAAACTGCGTATTGATTGCAGAGACAATCTCCGGCAAAATTTTCGCGTTGTTGCTTTTGAGTCGCAGGTGGATGAACAACGGGTCGGTGCTGTTCACTGCCTTTGTCACGCTGAATGCGATCTTTGAAACGGCGTACATTGCATCTGAAAACGGAATCGAATTGTACGTTTCCTTGTAATAAAAGCTGCCCTTTGTGGACGCCGCCACGACGGGCTTGTCGTCCTCGCTGTAGATTTCAAAATCCAGGCAGCGATATCCATCGGCAATGGCACTTTGGACTGCAACCACATCCACATAGTTGTTTTTCCACTCGCCCAAACAGCAGCAATTCAATGCGGTTTTGATATAGAAATTGCGCAACGGCATGGTTGACACATCCACGCCCGCAGCACTAGTTGCAGCACTTGCGCTGCCCAATGCTTTAATGTTGTTGTTTGCAACGACGAACGTTGATGCAATCTCGTTTTGTTTTTGGTTCACTTTATAAATAATGTACCAAATTACCACGGCAATTGCAAGCGCCAGCACGACAAAAAGCCCGGTTTGCAGTGGGTCGGCTGATTTTATCCGGTCAATCATTGAGCCCGCAAAGACGGATGCTGCCGCCGCCGCGTTTGCAAGTTTAGATGGTGCTGATGGTGCGGATGCGGATGATGCGGATGCGGATGATGCGGATGCGGATGATGCGGATGCGGATGCATTTGACTCATCAGATACGGCTGCCATTCTTGTATTGGGGTGATACTATATGATACGACTATTAATGCAATGATAATGCAACGATTTAAATATAACTTATGTATTTCAATTACATTGTCGCAATAAAATAATAAAAATAATAAAAATAACAACAGTAATATAACAAAATGACGGGCGGTTTACTAAACATTGTGTCTTATGGCAATCAAAATGTCATTCTAAATTCCAATCCCAAGAAGTCGTTTTTCAAGACCACGTATGCCAAATACACCAACTTCGGCATGCAGAAGTTTAGAATTGATTTCACCGGGCTTCGAAACCTGCGCATGAGCGAGGAGTCGCGTTTCACATTCACCGTGCCCCGCTATGCCGAGCTGATCATGGACACCTACATCGTGGTGACGCTGCCCACCATTTGGAGTCCGATTTACCCACCAACTTCATGCGAAGGTGTTTGGCGTCCATATGAGTTCCGCTGGATCGAAAACCTGGGCACGCAAATGATAAAAGAAGTGGTGTTTTCCGTGGGCGGTCAAATTCTGCAGCGCATGACGGGCAAGTACTTGCTTGCGCTTGTGCAGCGCGACTTGAACGGCACCAAGCGCTTCCTGTACGACAACATGACTGGAAACATTCCCGAATTGAACGACCCCGCCAACTTTTCTGGGCGCAGAAACACTTACCCCAACGTGTATTACACCCCGACGACACCCACGGACCCGCAAGGGCCGGAACCATCCATTCGCGGGCGCAAGCTCTACATTCCGCTGAACGCGTGGTTCTGCAACAACAGCCGCACCGCATTCCCGCTGGTCGCGCTGCAATACAACGAGCTGCAAATTGATGTGATCATGCGCCCGGTGCGCGACCTCTTTGTCACGCGCGACATAACATATTCAGCAACTCCGCCTGCACAAGTTGCCCAAGCACCCTTCATTCAGCCCAATTTCAATGAGCAAGAGTACCAATTTTACCGCTTCTTGCAGCCGCCCCCAGCTGCAGACATAGTTGATTCCGAGGTATATGATGACAAGCGCACGGACTGGAACGCGGACGTGCACCTGTTGTCCACGTATTGCTTTTTGTCAGCGGAAGAGTCGCGCGTGTTTGCTTCCCAGGAACAAAAATACCTGCTTAAGGAAGCGTATGAATGGGATTTCAAGAACATCACGGGAACCCATCGCGTCGAGCTGCAGAACACGATGGGCATGGTCGCCACGTGGATGTTCATGTTTCAGCGCAGCGACATTAACCGGTACAACCAGTGGAGCAATTACACGAACTGGCGATACACAAATGTCATCCCGGTGGATGTGGTGCCTGCCCCCAACACGGGATACGACCTGCTGGACGACAACTGTCCCATTATCACGCCCACCGTGCTCAATTTGAATGGGGCTACAATATCCCTGATTGCGGCGATTGTTGTTCCAACAAATGCCCTAAAATTTTTTGCAATTACGCAAAGCATAACAGTCACGTATGATGCAAACAATTCAATAACTGGCCCGATAACACATATTTTTGGAAACAACATCGAATTTGGGCCAAGCAGTGTGACGGTTTCGCCCCCAAATGTTCCGCTAAACTTTCAATACGGTATGGTCACCAGGACCCCCCCCGGTGCGTGGGTCAACAACACAATCGGGCCTGGCGCAGAACCGGACGGCACGCCATCAGGGCTTTTTATAACACAGAACTACAACGTGGAGAACCAGCGCGAGATTCTGCAGCAGCTCGGTATCCTGCTGAACGGGTCGTATCGCGAAAATTTGTTGGAAGCGGGCGTTTACAACTACGTGGAAAAATACATCCGCACCACGGGTTCGGCCCCCTTTGGGCTCTACGTTTACAACTTCGGCCTGGATGCAGATGTCGACACGTATCAGCCCAGCGGCGCCATCAACATGAGCAAGTTTTCCACCATTGAGCTGGAGTTCACCACGTATCCGCCGCCGCTGGACCAGAAGGCCCAGCTTTACACGATTTGCGA